CGTTACGGGCAGCAACTGGTATATGCGGATAAAATAAAACAGTCTTTTTCATGATTTTATAATAAACCAACTTCTAAAATTATCTCTCTTTAATCCATGTTTCACACACATTGTTCCAAAGACAGGGAATAGAGCATAAGACTTTGCATACGCTTGTACAACAGCTTTTACATGGTTATATTTTCTAAACGGATACTTACAGTAATCATGTCCAGCTATAATTCCTCCAGGTCGTACTTTCTTTAACCAATAGTGAATATCTTGAGTTACATTCAAAAAGTCGTGGTTACCATCTATATAGACAAAATCTAAAGAGTTATCATCAAAATTATTTAATGCTTCCATTGATGTTTCTCTAAAAATTCTTCCCCACCCATGAACAAATATATATTTATTCAATCTTTTTTTAGTTTCTTCATATCGTTTATCAAAAAACTCTTGATTCTCTCCTGATTCTGGCTGTTCATTATTTGTATATGCTTCTGTTTTCCACGGATCTACACAACCCAACCATAAACCAATAATTTCTTTAAATAAAATCTCTGCAAACTCTCCCTGATCTGTTCCAATCTCTACTCCATTAACAAATCCTAACTCATCAAATAGTTTAGCCAATTCAATACTCCCTTTAATAGGAAGATCAATATAATAATCTCCTCTAAGATGAAGATTATATTTCTTTACTATGTATTCTTTTGTATTCATACTTTTACGAAAAACCAACTAGATGATCGTTGGGCAGTAAGTAAGAACAGTGTTGGTGTCTGTCCTTCAAAATAAATCTTCAATGCCCGCTGAACGTCATATCTCGGCCTTCTGTGTGCCATCCATGTATAATCATGCCCTGAGATAATCCCACCAGGTTTAATTATCTTTGACCAATGTTGTATATCCCACAACACATACTCAAATTCGTGATTACCGTCAATATAAACGTAATCCAAGCTATTCTCTTTAAAGTCTTTAATCGCTCCCTCACTAGACTTCTTTATAATCTCACAGTTATACGGCGCTAAACGTCTTTTTGTTTCTTCATAATTCTTATCTAGTTTATGCTGGTCGGTAAAATCATGGTACGCACTATATACTTTCCATGGATCAATACAGATAAGTTTTCCTTCAGGGTTTAATTGACTGAGTTCTTCAGCAAAAAACCCTCTATCAGTTCCTATTTCAGCACCAAGTTTAAAGTCTAATGCTTTGAAAAGAAGTCCTAATTCTCCTCGTTTATACGGTAAACTAATAGGCTTGCTATCTTTAACAACATTATATCTATTTAAGACAAATTCTAGTGTATCTATCATAGTAACTCTCTCCAATTCTCCGGCCACGTAGGCATTGGCATAAACTTTTCTATAAACTCTTTAAATCCTGGTTGTTTCACCCAGTAATGAGCGACATCATTGTATGTTTTCTCTGTATGCGCCCGATCTTCAGTATATCCTCTATCTTTTGAGTCCTGGTGTAAATGAGCATACCAGGTTTTCTTATTAACCATGACTTTCCCGCCCATAAGCCAATTCTTTAATCCTAACCATAGAGGTTCTTGTGCATGACCATACGGATCTTGTAAAGGGAAGCCACCAAGCTCAAAGAACCTATCTTTTGTCATAAACCACCCTGAACCGTGTATCTGAGGGGTTTCATCGACTGTAGGATGACTTAGGAGACGTTCTTGTGTTCTTTCCATCCAATGTCCCCCTGCCTTGAATCTAAACCCTCTAGGGTCAGTATACGGGCATGAAAGATAGAAGTAATCATAGAACCGTTCATCCTGCCACTTCCACGTTTCCCCGTTTAAAACATAGAACCGTGGCATAACTATCCAATCATCCTGCATATCCTGTTGGAGTATCTCATCAAATCCTTTACCAAAGGAACAATGTGCATCGGACTTATAGATATACTTACCCGTAGCCATAGCAGCCAGAGCGTTTATATTCGTTTTAATACCTACATTACGGGGAAATAACATCCAAGTAAATCGTGTATCTGTAAAAGATGGATAACCATTAAATTCATCCAGTATTTCAAAGTCTCCGGTAGCGTTCTCATAGATACTATCTATCGTTCTGGTTAGATTTTCTTCTTTTTCACCACACGCTGGAATGATAATGCTAATCTTCGCCATATAGTATTAGTTTTTTTACATCTGTACTTCCAAGTATACTTCCCCATTGTGCAACCTTCTCGTCAGGCCAATCCCACCACTTCAATTTCAGTAAAGAATTTATCTCTTTATTAGTAAATCTATTATGAAGTTTCTTATTATTACCAACAACGACTGAATACGGTTTTACATCCTTTGTAATGATTGAATAAGCGCCTATTACTGCTCCATCTCCAATAGTTACTCCTGCAAAAATAACCGTATGTGAACCAATCCATACATCATTACCTATTGTTACCTTAAACGGTTTCCTGATTGTATAGTTTGTCGGTAAAGGCGGTTTCATTAAATTAGTAATCGGTAATCCTTTGTGTCCGAATGGGAACGTACTGATGTTCTTGATATTGTGGTCATGTGCCATGAACGCCTTTATATCAATCCCTAAAGAACAATACTTACCAATAACTACTTCACCTTTTCTTGTCTCGGTAATCTTTATATCTCCGTAGCTATGGATCCCCCACGTTATTTTATTCATACCATCCCATTCCTTTTAATTGTTCTTTCCAATCAGTAGGCCAAGAAGGCATACCGGGGAACATTTCATTGATAAACCAATCAAAGGTATGGATCATATTTGGCTCCTGATCGTTCAACCAGTGCTTTGCAGACCAGTTAGAAGCCTCTACAGTGCCTCCGGGGAAGGTATAGAATCTTCCATAGCGTCCGCCTTTGTGTAAGTGTGCGTACCAAGTAAGTTTATTCACCATCAATTGTCCGCCACCAAACCATGTTTTAAATCCTATCTCCTGACTTTCTTGAGCAAATTGACCATAACCTTCTTCGTGTAGACCTCCTAAATGCTTCCAGAACCAATCTTTTGTCATAAAGTAGCAAGAACCTTGCATACTTGGAGTAATATCTACTTCTAATTTACTGTCCCTTTTCCAAGGAACGCCGTGCATTCCATCGTCATGATCTTTACCTTTACGGGGGAAATCTATATACATATAATCAATCGGGTATTTGTTATCCGTCCGTTCCTCTATCTTCCAGTTTTCTGCATCGAGGGCATAGCGCCGGGGAATCTGTACCCAATTAGGCTGATGATTCTCAATAAGAATCTTTCCAAAGTCTTTTCCAAATGCACAGTGATCGTCTACTTTTAGTATATATTCGCCTTTAGCGAGCTTTGCACAAGCGTTTATCGCTTGTCGAAGTCCAATGGGGCTATTCGGGTGGATGTAGGTTACTCGTGGATCTTTAGAGAGTACATCCGGCCACTGTTCATCAATATTGACAATGACCTCTACATCACACCCGGCGTTCGCCAGGACGTCTTCAATCGTCTTTTGAGTAAACGGTGAATTTCTATTAGGTATTAAAACACTTAGCATACTTTCCAATCTTTAGCGAATAAATCGCCGTCATTAACTTTCCATACAAAAAACTTACCTTCGTGATGAATAGTAAGCCATCCATCGGCAAATACCCCATACTCATCCACGTTATTCCATTCTTTTCTCGTAATCTTATGACCTTTAATAACTTCAGCCATTGCTTCAGGAAACTTCATAAGAACTTCGTCTGATTTTGGTTTAGGACTTAAATTAAACATTTGTATCACCTTCCTTTCGTGATAATGAACTTGATACTTGTTGACTTTGTTTCTTCCGAAGATAATCCCAAATAGCTTCCCGTATATGAAATGCTACGGAACCACCGAGAGAACGTAGATGTTCTAACATTGCTTTATCTATGAGAAAATGATAATTCTCCATGTACCGTATATGTACCACGGTAGAAGAACTTTGTCAAGTTAGCTTGGAGAAGCTGATGCTGAGGAGCTAGGAGACTGAGAACCTGATGGGCTATATGATGCGCTTGGTGATAGAGATTTAGATACAGATGAACTAGGTGATTGTGAACCTGATGGACTCTGAGATGCCGATTGACTTACACTAGCTGAACTTGAGCTAGATGCTGATCCAGACGGACTAAGGGATGCAGATACACTCGATGAAGCTGATCCGGATGGACTCAAACTTGCACTGACTGAACTTGAAGCGCTTGGTGAAGTTGAATTTGAAACGCTTGAACTTGCTGATGGACTAACAGATGAACTTACAGATGCTGAGACTGATCTTGATGCTGATGCTGATACTGACAAACTGGCACTTCCGCTAGGCGATTGTGAACCGGACGGTGATTGAGAACCACTAGGCGATGTACTTGAGCTAGGACTCTGTGAAGAACTAGCCGATGCGGATGCAGATGGACTAACACTTGACGATTGACTAACACTAGCACTAACTGACATAGATGCACTAGAACTTGGTGATTGCGATGAACTCTGACTCAATGAGCTTGATGCGGATGCAGAGAATGAAAGTGATGGTGATGTTGCTGCATCGTCTACTTTAATCAAACTCCATATAGCAGATGTAACTGTTCCCACATTCTCATAGAGTGTTCTACCACCCTGAGGAGTATTCAATTGAAATAACGCTCCATTATCAAAGTTAGAATACCCTGTAGGGAGAGTATTTCCTTCTGCCCAATCATAATATCCATTGGCATCAGTCAAATTAACTAGATTTGTTAAATACGGAGCTAAGGCTTTTAAAAAATTTGCTTCTGACGTTGTCCTTAATGTAGAAGTAATAGCACTAATACGGGCTATCTCTGCTTGTGTTGCTCCTGGTAAATTTGCTAATAATTCAAATGTTGGCATATTAACCTTTCATTGCTAATTTCATTGTTACCGTATATCCTGGTGTTGCTGTTCCACCAATCTTTAATCTAAACCTCACATATTTACCAAAATTAGCGGTAAATTTCTTAAAACCCATTCCTGCTGCGGTTAATTGAGTGAATGAATCAGTAGAATCAACAAAATGCCATGTTTGGTCATCAGACTGGAATCCATACTGTATATCACAATCAAGCGTAGGACTCGTCCCTACGGGCGTTGTTACATAGAGCATGGCAATTCCCTCAGTAAATTCACCAAGATCAATCGCTTCAGTAAAATAACCAGCAGCATTAAGCATGGCTAACGACTCAAGCCTTCCGGCTGTAGGCGCACCATCCCGTAACCAGGGTGTAATGATTCTGCTATCTCTTACAAGTAATGCCATAACTCTTTTGTGGCGCTTGAGGAAGTATGGAGAGCGCTAAGGTCTTTAGAGTTTCCCGAACAACTCGGCAAGAGCTTTTCGGCGCTCGTCTACTACCTTAGCACCATAGACGTATAACGATTTATATGCTTTCCCAAAGTTTCCGATTAAATCTTCCATGCCAGTCTCCGTAAGACCCATTGCGAATGTGATTGCTGACTTGTGTCCTGCCAAGATATGCCAACCATCTGTAGAATTTCCAACTACACGAGGTGATTCATAAATCTTGAATCCAGCCAGTGATCCACCAATCATTCCATTCGGAGGTGTTGAGAATCTATCATACGCTGCTGGTACTCCAGACGGATTGAAATTTGAATTAAGTTTTATGAGCGCTGCGACTTCTGGCGGAACTACACACCATCTGTCTTCTGCCGGAATCTCTTGATTGGTTAATTTAACATTCAATTGATTCAATTGATCGAATATCGTTGAAGATGTCATCTGAACTGGACTTGCAGCTTGAATATTAAACGCTGCTCCACCTGCGATCACTCCACCTGTGTAGGGAATCGTTGTCGGATCTGCAACATCATCGGTAATAGCGATTGCTGTTGCTGAAGTATATGCTGATACGAGATACCATGCTGAATGACCTGTTGCTTTAAATGGTTTTCCAACCATCGCTGCGGTAAAGGTTGTTCCAGTTCCGGTTACGTTTCCTGACACATCAATAGAAACTGTGCCAGTCGTATAATCTGTTCCGAGTCTATTTCCTGCTCCAACTTTATTCCAGAATCCAAGAATATATGTATCAATAACTTTCTTGAGTTCAAGAGCTGTCTGCGCTAAGATCGTTCCTTCTGGATTTTTGATATAGGAGCGGAATTTATCATACGACTTTACTCTGAAGTAGAAATCTTTTGCCTGATCCGTAATCAATTGTCCTGACGATTCAGTAAGATCATCAACAGACATATTCGCACCTGTATAAGTGTGCGACAAAATCTTAGAGAATGTCATGATGTTCAGAATTGAGGTTTTATCTTTTACTTCACCTTCGTAGTCTTGATTGGTGATTGCTTCTGATACGCTGTTTGCGTAATAGATAACCATTACTTTTGTAGAAAATACTTCTGCTAACTTTGTTGGATATGTAGCCATATGCACTTATCTTAGAGGGATATATATGAAGATACAAACAAAAAAGTGAAGCTATTTGGTAAATATTTTTACTTGACCTTAAAATGTGATATAGTTAATTCATGACTTCACGGGATATTAGAAGCATTACGACTCTTTATTATTTCCACCGTTATATACCTTCTTCCATCGCTAGACTCTATGGAGTTTCGGATAAACACATATTAAGTATCTTAAAAGATAAGAAGAATGAAAGTCATACCGTAGTTTCAGAGACTGAGTGTCAAATCTGTGGTGCTGATGAGTGTCAATCCTTCTATATAGATGGAAATAAACTAAATACCAAGCCTCAGAACGTCATTCAACTGTGTGAACCGGACTTACGGAAGTTTCGCCACCTTCAAATACGAAAACATGAAGGACTACTTATAGAACAATTAGGTTAAACCTCTAACTTAATCTTTCCAGCTTTTACTAACCGTTTATATTCTCGTGGATCAGTCTTTCGTAAGTTTGCTGCTTGATCTGCATCGGTTATCTCTCCTGGTTTCGTTTCAGGGGCTGTCCCACCACCACCAACTTCAAACATTGATCCCCGTTTCTTTGTAGAGGGTGGCAAGTTAAACAAGAAAGCAGGTAAAAGAGTTTCAATTGGTGTTCCTCGATGGGCTTCTTTCATACAGAACTTTCGAAAGTCAGCTTCATGACTACTTAAAGCTACATACTCAGGCTTCCCATCGGTTGAATCAATAAACTCATCCACTTTAGTCGCCCATTCATCTATCTTCTTGGTTGATTGAACAGCGTCATTGATTAGATCAAACTTCTTATTGGCAATATAGTTCTTCTTTGCCATTGACTGTTCAAAGACCGTTAGTTCATCCCAATTCACTCCATCAACAGCAACAAAGGCTTTTAATTCATCAACTGTTGGTTCACCAATCTTATTCGCCTCGTCTACTTTACTGATAAGGCTTCTGTTCTTTGCTGCTTGGATTTGCGCTTCTGTCTGTTGTGCTTTATATCGCTTATCTTTATCTTCCTGTGTTTCTTCTACAGGTGGAGTAGGAACTTCAGTAGGTTCAACCACTGGTGTCTCAGGAACGTCTGGAGTTTCAGGAGTTTCTGGTTCTGTTTGAGGTTCTTCTTCTTTTGGTTGTGGTTCATTGATATTAGGAGGTGTTTCTTCCAATACACTCTCATCAATCGGTTCGGACTTATCCTTATTGGTTTTCATATTTGTACCCTTCTCTTAGCAGAGCTAAGGCAAATTAAACTTTTTCTTTTACTAATATATTCTTAAAAATACGTTTCTGATCATTCGTAAGATATGTTCTTCGTGCATTGAGGAATTGAATCTCCTCATAACTCAAATCTTCTGGATTCATTGCAAGGATTCGTTCTAATTCCTTCTTAGAGGTTTTGTCCATGTATATATTATACTCTCTATTGTCAACAAAACCAAGAGAGCGCCTCGTAGCGCTCCCTTAGCATAATAGCTTCCACCAAGTTCAAACGGCTGTGGTGAAGCACTAAGCTTTCCCGTGATAATTTTTCATTCCTTTAGCTGCTTTTGCTTTTCTTGCAAGGTTTCCAATAACCCCACCTGGAACACCTTTTGCTTTCAACTGAGCTGCCCTACCGCCATGACCTAACTTATTTGATTTCCCTTGAAACTTACCTGATTTCTTTATTTTTCCTTTCGGATTATCATGAATGCCATGAGCTTTGTCTTGTGCTAAATCGCCTTTAGAACCTTCTTTCCACCCTTTTTTCTTATCATAAGCCTTATCTTGTGCCTTAGACCATTTCTTTCCTGATAGTTCTTTCTTCATTTTCTTACCATCTGCTGGAAATTTCATTGTTATTTCACCCCCAATCTTTTCTTATACATATCAAGTTGCTGTTTAGCGAGTTCCGGGCGTTCAAAGAATGCTTCAAAGATCAAGTAGTTCTGAAGGCGTGCTTTTATCTGTGCTACCTTCGGATTGACCCGTTTCAAGAAAGGAAAGGGTAATGAATAGATAAAGTCCGGTTCATTAAGAAGTGAGTTCTCAACTGCGGCACGCATATTCTTGACGTGCTTTCTAAAGTCCTCTAATGTGATCTTTGACTTCTCCACCACTTCAAGCATCTTGAGATACTCATCTCTCTCTAATGCATTGAGTTTGTCAAAGTCTACTTCTCCTGCTTCGTTTTTATAATCTTCCATATTAAGCGTGTAATGGCATCTGTTGCGGTTGACCCGGCGCTCCTAGTTGTGGTGCAGGCGCTGGTTGTGTCGGTTGACCTAATTGTGGTTGTCCCTGTATCGGTTGACCATTCGCATCTACCTGTGATTGCATAGACATAGCTTTCATTTGTTGTTCATCTTCTTTCAAGACTTCTGCTATCTCACTCGACTCCAGATCACTGAACATGAGGGATTTCTTCTTCACAATCGTATCTAACGCATGATTCGTAGGCATAAGACTCTTAGAATACTGCAGTTTCTGCAACTCCTGAGCTGTCTTGTTCTGCATATCTTCTTTCATCAAGACCTCAACCTTATACCCTAACTTAGATAGCCACATCTTCGGCGTAATAACTTTGGAGTAGTTCTTCTTAGTTAATCTGCCTTTCTTATTAATCTGCGTATCATCAATCATATCGGGCGCTGCTTCTAACATCTTGGTAAACTTCAATCCAAAGTCTTTCCAAGACTCGGTATAGTAGACAGCCATAGACTTCACTCTCTGTTGAGCGTTCTGTAAGAGAAGTTGTACTTCGCCCAAAGTTATCTGTTGTCCTTCCTGTTGTACGCCTTGTTGAAACGTAGTCGCTGCACTCGCTTGTTGGGCTATCTGCATGATAAACTCAATATCCTTCATCGTATCGGAAATATCCCCTACATCAACAGGCATGACATTGTCTTGAATCTTTCCACCCTGAGCGACTGGAATAGGATACCAACCCCACGGGACGGGTTCAAATGTTTGTGGTAAGAAGCCTTCATCGGTTAAGTTTGAATTGAAATACTGCATACGGAAGTTCTTTAGTGTCTGATTCTCTATCTTTTGAGCAAAGAATGAGTTAAGTACCTTATTCAATGTTCTTAGGGTATCCGCTACGCCATCACTCCAGAAATCTGTCCTCTCAGTCTCATCTGCCCAGGTAGATGAAGGGTAGTGATCTATCCAAAAATCATCAGCTGTTTTTCCTATACAGTTCTCAAGTGTATCTTTATACAACACTTCCATATCCTCAGCTGTAACAATGTATGTCAACTCATCCCGCTTATTCTTTGGATTAAACTCTTTGATCCACCACTCATTCAACTCAACATAGGTCTCACCTAAGATTGGAACAAAGGCGTCTATAACGCCTAAAGAAGCCTCACGGCGTTGTTTCTCTACCCAATCTAACTGGTTATCTGCTGCTTTAATCAGTCCTGCTGCTGTCCCTAGACGATCTTTTAACCGTCCAACTGCAGCATTATCAAACTTCGGATTACTGGTAAGCGATGATAGTGGCTTGTAGATATGTTCTCTAATTAAGAACCGTGCGCTATCTATATCACTAGGGTCTACATACCGATCAATAAGCACATCCTGTGGGTCTACTATCTCCCAATAGAAGTGTCCATCCATAATGTTTAAGAACTTGAATGATCGTCCAAAGAGCATGACTTGGCGCTTATCAACAATGTCTTTGAGAATGAGGTTGTTTCGTACTGCGCTGTACTTCCAATACTCGTTATAAAAGACCTCTGCTTGGTCATTGTTATCTAAGTTAGCAAAGTACAATATCGGCGGATCGTCTATATCTTTGAGAAGCGTTTTAATAGAGCTTTTAATAAGAGGAATGTTGACTGATTGACGCTGGGTTAGTCTATTCAACATGACCTTATCCCTATAGAGCGTATAGTTGTCTGTCCAATCGAAGTGCCTTCTACGGCGATGCTTGAATGAAGTCTCCTTATTGACTCGAAGTTTCTCTAGTAAATCTGCTTGTGGATTAACAAATACGTCTTCCATAGTGTTTAAGGTCTTTACCCGTCTGTCGAAACAGCTAAGGAAGATATATTTATAATACCACGACTTGTAAAGAATGCAACTAGATACCTAATTCTGGATAATAGGGCTTTATACCACCAAAACCTGTCGTTGTTTGTGCAATTTTTGGATTCCTATATCCTACAGCAAACATTCTATACGAATCAGCACCATGAGAAGCCCAGTTATGTTGTGGCTTATTCTTAAATACTTTATTTTTCTCATCCCATTCCTTTGTATAGTTCTTCAAAGCGTTTATACCACGATTGCATTTCTCTTTATCAAACCAACATTGACTGAATACTGATCGTCCGGCGTTAATACCATCATCAAGCGATAACGCAGGTGCTAATTCAAACTTAATACCTAAACCCTTAGCTACTTCTAATCGTGATCTTCCTGTGCCTAACTCACGTACTTGTATATCATGTGGGGCTATATGATGACCATATAGGTATTTCTTATCTTGTAGAATCTTCGCATAGAATGGTAAACCTTCGCCGGAATTCTCATAATAATCAATCATATGGAACTCTTGTCCTACCTTCTGAATAAACCATATCGTCATAGAGTCATCAATACCTAAATCCCAATAGGTATCAACAGCAATTCCCTCAGCACATGGAACATGAGTAATTCTTCCATCTGCTTCAGCCTTCCTAATATTATCTCCATAGTATGAACCAATAATGGGACTATTAAACGAACAAAGATATTCTTGTTCAAAGTATGCTATAGCTTCACCCTCGCTACGTCCCATACTATCGAAGCGTTTAATAATATCTTGTTTAAGACTTTCAAGCTCTTGAGGCGTCCATATACCTGTATCATTGGCAGTAAGTGTCTGTACAAACCATGCAGGATTATCCTTTGCATATTCAAAAAGCGCTCGTGCATGATTATCACCTTTTGGCGTTGTATTAAATATCGCTATCCCTTTATTTTCCCGTAATATAGGCTCTATAACATCCCAAGCATACGGATCTTGTTCAGCCCATTCAGAAAACACCACAAGTTTAGGATTACCACCACGAAGTGAATCCGGCTTATCACTTCCACCTACTTGGAATATTGAACCACCCTTTATGTTCATTTTCATAAGTGTTTCATTTGGATCACCTTCTCGTATTTGTGAAGGTATGTGATCTCTATACTTAAATCCATCGCTTCCTATGCCATCCCAGAGGTTCTCACGACCTTGTATAAGAGTGGGATAAATATACTTAACAAGACAGGGTTCGCTTATAAGTTTCTTGGGAACAGCATCAGCGATACATGTTTTATCTTTTCCTGATCGTCTATGCCAAATGAGATAGAAGAAATGTTTATCACTTTCACCATCTATTGCTCTCTCTAGTTCTGCGAGGAATGGAAGTTGATACGAACGAGCTGTATAGTGATATGGAATCGTAACCTCATTTAATGACATCTTTATAACTTACTTTCTTTATTGATATATCACCGTGTACATTTTGATCTACTTGTTCTCTCCATTTTAATTTATTCTGCATATTAAACTTCCAAGCGGATGCATTAAAATTCTTTCCTTCTGTTGTACCAACAATTCCTAATTCTTCCCAGAACATACACATTTTAGACTTTCCTACTTGATGTGCCTCTAAAAATTCAGGGTGTTCATTCTGCCAATTGTTAATAGTAGCCTCAGCTACACTAATCTTCCCAGCGAATGATTCAAAGCTAAAACCCAATGCCATATGAGCTATTAACTCATCACAATATTTTGGATCATATAACGATGGTCTACCTACTGGATTAGCCATATTAACCTCGGTGAAATCTAGCACATTTAGGGCATTGATCTTTTAATGCTTGATGACATAGACAAAGGCATTCGTTTCCATGTTTTTGTTCTTCTGTTATACAGTCTTTACAGACTAAGGTATTATTTGCGCTTCTCAATGTTGCTTGGTCATGTATATGTGTCATATTAGGTTATAACTGGGCCTGGTAGTATTTCCCCATCATGCACTGATCGAATATATTCACTCAACTCAGTAATCATTCTCTTTTTATCATTCAGACTAAGTGTATCATAAACCGCTTGCGCTACATGTGCAAGTTTCTGCCATGGTTCTTTAGGAACCCGGCGTAATTTAGACCATTTTACAATAACCGTATGTGCTTTCAATTTACTTTCCTTTTCTTATCTTCAGCTCGTGTTACTAATATAAGTAATTCTTCACTGGTATAATCCATAAGGATTAAACATTTTTCTTTATTACCGGTAGTCATGATAACCATACTAGATTTTACATCCTTTAATACCCGTTCTAGGTGTTTCCTATCACCGACAAACATAGGCTTGGTATGCCTATCGTTTGATAAGACATAATATACTGGTGCTGGTTCAATACAGTTTATTGCTTTCATAGTTAATCTCTATGTCCTGTACACCGGGGACAGGGTTTTGTTTTAGTTTTATATGGCCCATGCTTTGGGCATTCTTTCCACACACTCCGGTTAAATTCAGGTACGGTTTCTCCCTCAGGTAGTTTGGTTCTATAGTGTTGTATTCGTTTCATACTCCCCCGTTTCAAAGGTCAAAGTTGTGCATCTGGCTATCCATAGTACAGATGCCG